GCGAGCTTAGCGAAGAAACCATTGAGAACTTTGAGAAGATGGGCATACCGCGCGCCTTTGTCGAACAAGTGCGCGACATGCGCGTGCGCGAGGCAGAACAGAACCGCCAAGCTATCATCAATGAATTTGGTGGAGACGAAATGGTGTCTCAAATGCAAGCGTGGGCTGGGCAGTCTTACGACGAGCCGATGATTGAGCGCCTAAACGACATGCTCAACAGCAATGACGTGACGACTGTGAAGATGGCAATGAACCAAATTCGCACAGACTTTGCGTCAGCCACTGGTGCGCAAGAGCCAAGGCAGACAGTGAGCGGTCGCGGTCAGGCAGCACCAGAAGGCTTCCGCTCGACAGCCGAAATGGTCAGCGCCATGCAAGACCCACGATACCGTAAAGACCCGGCGTTCCGGCAGGAAGTCGAGCGCAAAGTAGCGGCGATGTAGCATGGCAATCGGACGTCTGAGCGAGCGCGGCATCGCGCTGATAGCATACTATGAGGCTGGGGTGTCGTTGGAGCTGACTGACGGCACGACCCCGTATCCCGGTGGCCCACGCGAGACACCGCTGAAATACCGTAAGGTGTACATGGATAACCTTGCGTCTACCCCTGTGTTGACTGTGGGCTACGGCACGACAAGCTACGACGTTGACTACTTGAGCGAAGGTGACACCTACACGCACAGTAAAGTGGTCGAAATGTTCTTGAAGACGATCACGCGCTACGAGGACGCCGTGCGTGCTGCCGTCCTAGTGGACATCAACCAGAACCAGTTCGACGCCCTAGTGTCATTTACCTACAACGTCGGCATTCACGGCCTGACAGGAAGCACGCTGCTGCAATGTCTGAACCGTGGGCAGTTCCATGCGGCAAGCCAAGAGTTTCACAAATGGGTGTACGCTGGCGGCAAGCAGTACGCTGGGCTTATCAAGCGCCGTGCTGCTGAAAGTGCGCTGTTTCTGACACCCATCAAAAAGGTGCGTCAAAGCCTGACGGAAAGCCGCACGATCAAGGCCGCTGTGCCTGCTGCTGTTGTGTCAGGACTGACTGCCGTTGCGCCTGTCATTGAGCCTGCACGAGAGGTTGCATCCTTTGTCGAAAATTACACTTGGGTTGTATTCGTTGCGCTAGCGTTAGCATTTTGTTATATACTCTGGCTGCGCGTTGACGATTGGCGCAAGGGCAGACGATGAAGAACCTACTGAGTTGGCTGTCTGCGTTCGCGGCGGGAGTCGCTGTGACGGGCTACCTGTTGAAGACGCGCAAGACACAACAAGGCTTCCAAGATGCAGCCGAAGCGAGCAATGAAGTTAATCGCCTTGACAGTGATGATGCTGTTCGTCGCGAGTTGCGAGCAAAAGGCTGGTATCGCGGACCTTAAAGAACAAACCTGCACAATCTGGCTCCCCCTGTTTGTCTCCCCGGCAGACACTATCGAGACGCAGACGCAGGTGCTGAGAAGCAATCTAGCGCGAGAGGCATACTGCCAGCGCTGACATAAGCGGCCCATACGGACAACCGCGCGAGAAATCCACGTAGTTACTATTTACGAAAGGGCCAAACAAATGGCTAACGCTACTGTTTCCCGCCTCGGTATCGGGTCGGGTTCAACTTACACTCAACCGCCCACCAACCAGACGCAGTGGGACACTAACAACGAACTCTTCTTAAAGTTGTGGAGCGGAGAAGTCCAAGCCGCGTTTGATGCAAACACCGTACTGCGCGAGCGGACACGGGTACGCACCATTTCCTCTGGCAAGTCTGCACAGTTCCCGGCTATCGGTAAGACCATTGCGGAATACCACTCTAGCGGGACGGAACTGACTGGTTATTCAATCGCGCAAGACGAGCGAGTGATTCACATTGACGACATGTTGGTGAGCCACACGTTCATTGCTGACATTGATGAGGCCAAAAACCACTACGACGTGCGCGGTGAGTTCACTAACCAGATGGGTCGCGCCTTGGCACTGACCTATGACCGCAACCTGTTTGCTGCCGCTGGTAAGGAAATCTTGTCTCCGTCTAGCTCGCTGGCAGATCAAGGTGTCGCTGAAGCTATCAACATTAACGCTGCCGTAACTGGTGTCGTGGATGCTGATGCTGACCAGACCACCAACACTGTTGCCGAACTGATTGACGCAATCTATCTGGCAGCACAGAAGCTGGACGAAAAGTTCGTGCCAGAATCTGACCGTTTCGTGTACGTGTCTCCGGCTGTGTACTACGGCCTCGTGCAGAACGATAAGATTCTGAACCGTGACTTTGTGTCTAACAACGGTGACTACGCTGACGCTTCCGTTCTGCGTGTTGCCGGGATGCAAGTTGTCAAGACGACCAACATGGCAGTCGATCACGGCACGTCCCCGACGATTGGTGGCAATGATCGCTTCCCTGACTTCCGCAGCCAGTACAACGCGGACATGTCGAACTTCCTCGCGCTCATTATGCACCCCGAAGCCCTTGGTACGGTGCAGCTTTTGGGCCTTGGCTCTGAGAGCAGCTATGACCCACGCCGCCTTGGTACGCTCATGGTGTCCAAGATGGCCGTTGGTCATGGCGTTCTGCGCCCTGAGTGCATGATTGGCATTACCGGTAACGCTCCGACCGACCTTTAAGGTCTAGCTTTTAGGGGTGGCTTCCGGGCTACCCCTATTCCCTTTTGCAGCAGCGGAGACACCACACATGGGCAATCCAGTCGTAGCCACCACAGAGCTTGAAGCGGTCAATACGTGTCTGATGAACATTGGCGAGACGCCAGTGCAGAGCCTTGAGGATGACACCGTTGTTGACGCCACCATTGCACTCGACATCGTGCGTAACGTCACGCGCGAACTGCAAACTCAGTCGTGGCATTGGAACACTGACGTACAGATCAAACTCGCTCGCAACCTTGAAGGCCGCATCGTGCTTGCGCCGAACGTCATGCGAGTGAAGCCGAGCGGTAACGACAGCCACCTGCCCATCGTGCAGCGAGGCGTCTACCTGTATAACCGCCTGACCCACAGCTATCAATTTGACCATGACATCACTGTCGATCAGACGATTGGTCTCCCTTACGACGAACTGCCAGAGACTGCGCGCCGCTTCATTGCCTTGCGTGCTGCTCGAATTTTCCAAGAGCGTACCATTAGCAGCGAGACGCTGGCGCAGAGCGACCGCTTTGACGAGCAGACGGCGTACACCCAACTGGTCAACGAGGAAACCAACGTCGCTGGTTACAACATGATCGCTGACAACATTAGCACCGCACGCATCGTTCACCGCACGGGATTGTTCCGCTAATGCCCCTGATTAGTGACACCATTCGCGACCTTGTTGGCGGCGTCTCGCAGCAGTCAGAGAACTTGCGGTTCAGCAACACGGCCAGCGAGATTGAGAATGCCTACTTGTCGCCAGTTGTCGGCATGCAGAAGCGTCAGGCGACTGAGTGGCTAGGCGAACTGTACGACTACGGTACGACAAACGCGCCGACGTTCAGCGACAAGGCGGCAACGCACTTCATCAACCGTGACGCCACTGAACATTACTGTCTTGTCGTGGATGCTGACGGGCTGCGCGCCTTTGACGCTGACACCGGGCAAGCGTTACGGGTCGAAACTGACGGTGCGGCGGCTGACAGTTACCTTACGTCGGATGGTGACGGAGGTGTCACAACGGACTTTGCGGGTAGCCTACGGTTCGCAACCGTTGCCGACACGACGTTTGTGGTCAACAAGAACGTGACAATTGATGGCGGCGAGAACCGCACCTTCGAGCTACACCACTTTGCAGCTTATCCGCAGCTTGCTTACGACCAAGAGCGCGGAGGCACAGGAGGCGATGATGGCGCAGGCGGCACGTCTGCTAATCGGCAAAGTTTGAACCGCAGGGTTTTCCGCATTGTGTTTAACCGTCCGTCTAGCGGTGGGGCTTACGTCACGTTTGACAACGGGCAAAAAGTAACACCTATTGGTGTAACGACAAGTTCTACTTTTAGCAGTTATGTCAGCGGCGTTTTAAATTATACATCGTCTACAACCAATCCATTGACCGGAGCAGCTTATAATAGCAAAAATCCCCAAAATAACTTTGTCGTCGCCCCTACTGGCACATCGTATTTTCTAGGGATAGAGAGGGAATTCTATTACTCACTTACTACCGGCTCATCTAATTTTGGCACAAGTCCTGCCGAATATTTATCACTACCTTGGTTTTCTCGTCAGCTAATCGCCGCAGACTCAACTGCCGAAACTTTGGACCTAATTTACCCGTCGCGAACACAAGGCTCGTTTGGACCTAATGGTTCCACGACTGTAATTAATGGGCGCACAATCGTGCATGACCTACGCATTAACGCGCAAGGTGTGCTGGAAGTTAGTGACGACGCAGGGGTAACTTATCGCGCTTTGCGTATCAACGACCATAGCACTTGGCACACGTACAGCGGCTCGGCTAATAGACAGCATAGTAATCCCGACGTGGATTTTGACAACCTGACTATTGCTCAACCAACGAGCCTCAGTCACATAATGTCTAGCGTTCAAGGCTCAGTGTTTTATCGGTATCATTGGAAAAGTGGGATAGGGTTTTCGACAGCCGAAGTAGACCTGCTGAACGACATTATTGACGTGATTACGGGCGAGGATACGGAGACGGACTGGCAGGGGCCAGATTTGCTTAACGTAAGCCCCACCGCAGACGCGCCGTTGCGTCATCTGGAAGTTAGCACCACCGATTACCCGTCAGTGGCAACCTTCCAAGACCTAGACGCAATTAGCGGCAACACTGGGGATGGACTTGCAGGTCAAGTTCGCCTCATTGGGGGCGATGTAGGTGACGCTGGTTATTACGTCATCGCAGACCAAGGCCAAGGCAAGTACATTGAGACTTACAAAACGCCTTACATCCTTGATGAGACTACACTGCCGCACAAGATACAGCGCTTGTTTGAGGAAGACGGTACGCCTTATTTCTCACTCACTCGTCACCAGTATGCGCCGCGCGTAGCTGGCAATAACGACAGTAACGCAGTTCCGTCTTTCGTTGGCTCGACTATCAATGACGTCTTTGTCCACGGCGGTCGCCTTGGCTTTGTGTCTGACGAGAACATGATTCTAAGTGGCACTGACTACGGCGCTACAAGTAATTTTTTCCGCTCTACCGTCGTGCAGCTACTTGATGACGACCGCATTGACATATCCATGTCTACCGGGCGCGTTGACGTTTTGCAGAGTGCAGTACCGTTTGCAAACACGTTGATGCTGATGAGCGACCGCGCGCAGTTCCGACTGGTCGCGCCTAACGCT